CTGTGAATCAATAAATTCAATTGGTACTTTTAGATTTGAATAAATCTGATCGGAAGTTGTGAGCGCACCAGTTGCTACGTCGTAAGTGGGATCTGTTTTTCGGATGTAGGTAACGGTTGCATCGAAAGACGCCCCAAGGTCTTTGACAACCGAACTAGCAACACTCTTGAAAAGACTATCGAGTTGACCAGCCATCTCAACCTCTCACCACACGTACTTGATAGCTACCGCTACCTCCAAGACTATAAGCACCAAGATAAGACTGCAACCAAGGGTAAACGTCGAATACGTTATTGACAGTTCCAGTAGCTTGGCTAGAAGTGTTGTACTTGACTTCGAGTTCTCCAAGCTTGACTTCCTCGAATAACCCCGTATCGCCGGTATTCCCTGTAATCGAGTTCGTGTCATTGACTAAAGCTCGCGCCAGCTCATAAGCAGCGTACTTAATGTCTGCTGGAATGGCACTACAAGTTAATTCAACGCGATCAACGTGATAATTGTTGCGTGGCCAGCTCAACGCTTGACTCGTATCGCAACGATCACCATAAAAATTCAAGCTATCGATCCAACGGGTTGAAGAGATCAAGGCTCGGTTTTTTTGGTCGTCTGTCTTGTCGTCCCAAGTGCTGCTGTCTGGAACGGTTTCAAAATATGTGTTCGCTTCGGCCAATGTCACGTAGCTATTGGCTGACGCGCTGCTGAGAGTGGCGTTAATTGTGGCAGCCATAGCGCAAAAAGAAAAAAGTGGCCCCACCTAATGGTAGGGCCTTGACTCCGATCAGGATCAGATCGTTGTTGTATCCAAAGGACTGTTGACAGTCAGTTGAACCATAGGGATCAGATCAACGTCATACGTGGCAGCCCACTTGTTAGCGGTTGCCAAGTTGGCGTTGGTCGGATTGTCGCCAGCATCAGACCACTTCGTACCCATCACGTGATAGGTGGAGTGGTAATCAACTGAAAGCACATCCTGCTTAGAAAGCACGTTGCGATCAGCTTCAATCCGAAGATCTTGCTGAACACCCTCAAGGATGGTGCCGCCTTTGGTCAGGTAGCAATAGAACTCACGCTGGTGACCAGCAGTTCCAGGGGCAACGGTGTTCACTGCGGTATCAGTGACGACCCGCATTCCTGCGAACTCACCAACTTCGCGGGCACCAATGCCAACGCCACCACCACCCCAGGTCACCGCGCCAGAAGCAGCAAGTGCAGAGGTAGAGAAGGTCAGCATTCCGACCTGATACAGGTAGTAGGCAACAGAAGGATGGACAATCAATGTGTCCAACTCTTCGCCGCGCTCACCCAACTTGGCACGAGCTTCAGCAACTGTTGCTGCACTGAGGAAGTTAGCTTCAGCGCCACCAGAAGCGGCTGCAACAGCTTTATCCAGTGCATTGGCAGAAAGAGCCGTACCAAACAAACCAGCAAGCTGTGAGAACAGACGGGCGCTGTTCAGCTTGTTGATGGCATCAGCCAACTGGTTGCGGATGTGAAGCATCGGATCTTCACCAGCTGCCAAAACTGCAACGTCATCCACTGCATACGCAAAACCGCGATGGCAGATGGTTGCAATCTGGGTGCCAGTACCGATCTTCTGTGGAGTCAGGTAGCCAGCGGTGCTTGTGCCCCACGTAGCTGTACCGTCCATGATCTCCTCAGTTGGAGATACAGGATTGAACTCGGGAACTTGAATGCGCGTACCACCTGCACGGGAATCGAGCAGAGCGTTACGAACAACAGCGCCAGACTTGATAAACAAGCTGCGCTCTTTAATAGCCTCAGACACATAAGTGCTGAGATTATTCCTTTTTACGATGTCAGCGAGTAGGACACCGCCGGAATAATTCTGAAACGGAGCAGCCATTTCCTAGTTAGGGATAAAGTTTGCGGAGATCAAGTCACGGACTTGGATTGGTGTCCCACGGGGACTATTTACCCACCTCTCGCTCCAGCACGGCTGCAAGCTCGGGGTCAGAGTTCTTTAATTGTAACTGCTTAGTAAAGTTAAAAGTTGCAGGATCAAATGGATTCACCATTCCGGCAGCATTAGCAGTATTCAAACTTGGCTTTGCTCCCATACCAGCGGCACTGCTTGGCTTGAACTGATGCTCCCAACCAGAGCCAGGGTTCTTTAGCTTCGCAAGATAGACATTGATGTCTTGCTCAATGCCACTATCCAAAACGACAACCTTGCCTGACTCTGACTTCTTCAAGCTGCCTTGCATTAACTGAAGAAGCTGTTCAGCATTTACTGCTCCAGCTTGGCTAATAGCAGACAAAGCAGAAGTCTGCATTGCAGCAGTTTCGTTAGATGTTCGGAGATCAACTAGCTCACGCTCCAGTTCGGCAATGCGCTGCTCTTTCTGTTGGCCAGATTGATTAGCTTCCTCCCAAAGATCTTTCCATTGACCTTGGTCTTCAAGTTTCTGCTGCCGCTCTGAACGCATTTTTTCGTCAAGAGCATTCATCTTCTCCTTGACACGTTGAAACTTGCCCTCAGCTTCTTCAGCACGAGCTTTTTCCGCTTGAAGTTGCTGCTGATAAGCAGAGACATCAATATTGACAGTGTTTTCAGTCTCAGCCACGGGCTGTTCAGAAGACACCACGGGCGTCTCCTGGATGACTTGTTCTTCCATCTTTAAGAATTAGTAGACTCTTCTACTTTACTAGACTTTGCTCTTTTAGTAGTTTTCTTGGGAGAGGGAGCTACAGGCTCTTCTTTCTTGGGAGGGTTTAGCTCTTCAAAACGGAGTCCAGCCATGATTCTTAAAGTTGCGGCTCTTCTACTTTAGCCTCACTGCTCGGCGCTGCCGCTTTAGGTAAAATTTCGCCTTGAACCAACATGTCTCGGAACTCGTCGCGATCAATAATCTGATCCTCGAACAGCTGACCCATTGCCGTAATGTCTTGACCAATTAACCTCTGAAGATCAAAATCACGACTTAGCTTGATCTTGGGAGGTTCAATGCCTAAATATTTTGCTGCTATGTCATAAGCCTTTTGAAGACCAGACTCAATATCCATTGAGATTATTGCCAGCATCGAGTTTGTCTCAATGCGATCCAAGCGTCTTGCATCAGCCGATTCTGCTACGAACTTTTGGCCTCCCAGAGTGCTAAGACCCAGCATTCCCATTTGCTGCTGTAGCTCTTGTATTTCTGCTGACTGAGCCTCAAAAGCACTAGAAGCAGGTTCGACGTAATAAACTTTATTACCAGGCTGTGTTGCCATTGCGTAATTGACGCTAACAGCCATATCTTTTGTTTGATCGTCCCATCCTTCTAAAACCAACATAGGCTGGCTTGCGATATGCAAACTATGGATCAGATCAGCCTGACGCTGGAAGTGAGCAAGATTGAGATAAGCAATATCCAGCAACGGTGGACGGCTAACCATTGTTTCAACTTTATTGGCGTAAATAGTTACGATAGGAATATCTTCAAGGCTATAAGGCCCTTGCTCTACTAGCTCAAAATCCGCATTAGCGTCTAATTGGTTGAAAGAGTTAGGGTACGGAAAAGAGCCCTGCATCTCTTGTTTTTGCTGCTCCTGACGATAGACACGGTAACGACCTGGCTCGATAACACGAATTTGATCATAAACCTTTTCTCCAAACTCTCCGTCAGCAACAACTGCCTTTTCGCCAACGCGTATTTGAGTCAACTTCCCATAATTTGACTCTCTATCTAGACGCCATCCATAAATATTGGTTGGATCTACTTCAATCCAGTATGGTCGGCGATTTTGCGCACGTTCTTCTGCAAGATTCCTAGCGTTAGTAGGTGCAGGAAAATCAACTAAAGTATGAGAATGACCATAAGTTAAAGCACATGTTGCTAATCTTCGCGCGTACTCGTCAATATCAGAGCCGCAACCGTCAACATCTTTATTAAAAACTTCAGTCCAATAAGAATCCCCTTCAACGCTAATCGGCTTACGCAGAATCAAACCAGCAGCTGCTCTGATTAGGCGTTGCGTATAGGGCGAAAATACAGCTCTATTAACACGCGCCAAATAAGCTGAATAGTCCTCTCGGGGCTCAAGCGGCAAGAAGGTTTCGCTGTTTTCACGCAAATACTCGGTGCCACTTGTCACCGCTTTCATTATTTCCCATGCCTTCATTTGATCGATCACCGCTTTGGTGCGAACAAATGGACTATCAACGCTTCCAAGGTAGGAAGAGCTGACAAGGTGAGTGCGTACCGAGCCAGGAACGGAATAAGTCATGTCACCATTTCACGCGATTGGCCCAATAAGCAGGGGAAAGCTTGCCACGCTTGATATTGGCTGCATGGCGAGCCTTAAAGGATTCACGGCGACGTTTTGCTGCTACAGATTCTCCTTCACGCTTTGGTGAGCCACTCACTCCCTGTTGTCCGAATCGGATCAGTCGAATCGTTTCACCTTCCTTTACCAAAACGGCATGGGATTTTGTTGGGTGACTCGGAGTGCGCTTAGGTTTGTTGTAGCCAGCAAATCGCTCGCCGCGATATTCAACCATTGGATCAACCTTTACTCAAGGTTGCTGGTAATGGTTCCACTGGTGATGAAGTTACATGTTGCAACGACAAGATCACCGGCAGTAGATCCAATATCCATGCTGGTAATGATGCCAGCAAAACTCACTGAATCAGTGCCAGTGCTTGAGCCAGTAGTAAATAGCTCAAACGTTGCATCAGCTGGATCAGCAGTTGTCACGATGTCCTCGATGAGTCCCGATTGACCGGTCGCATCAGGATCGTAAACAAGCTCAACTGTGCCAGAGCCAGAGATCATGCTTCCGACGTTGGTACGGAAGCTGTCGCCGTGCTTGCTCGTATCAAGCGTTTCTTTTGAGATGCTCAGTGTCCAGCTACGAGTACCAACGATGGTTGCGTTGGTAGCCCCAGCAGCGTCAAACTGAACAGAGCCCTCTTCTCCTCGAATAACAGCCATTGGTAGACATAGGAAGGTTCTATGCCTATAAGTCTAACTCCTTAACCGTGGTAAGCCACGGTGATGTGCGGTATTAACGAAACCGTACCAGATGCAATAGAGGCGATCCGCATACGAATAAGGGTGGCGGGCTTGCCGTCGCAGAAGTAAACGTATTGACCGGCTGCGTTGATTGTCTTGCTGGTGTCAATTGTGAACCAAGAGCCGTCGCCGTTGAAATTTGCCTCTATAGCAAGCGTAAAATTGCCGCTAGATGAAACGTTTGCAGCAAAAGCATAACTAGCAGAATGGGCAGGGACTTGCATCCAGTCATCCACGCTGGTCATCTCTGCCCCCGTGTGCTCGACAGCGTTAGTAAACCTGTCAACAGCCGTATTTGCAACAGCAGCCATTACTTCTTACCTCCTGCCGCTTTGCGGCTCGATTTTTTTGCCGTTTTTGCAGCTTTCTTAAAAGCCTTTGCGGTTGGAGCGCCTTTAGCGCCTGGCTCACGCATTTTTTCACCAGAACCGGCTTTTATGCGTTTACGCTTTGCCGCGATGTTTGCGTACAGTCCACGCTTTTTCTTAGGTGTCATTTTTTCTTCTTAGTAGTGGTTTTCTTTTTGCCGCCTCGAACGGCCTTCATGTAACCTTCGCAACGCTTCATCGCTGAAGATTTTTTAGATTTAGGACTAGCCATCAATTACCCCAGGAAGCCCGCAACCGGGATTGACTTGCCACATTCTAGGCCAATCGTGGATCGCACTCAAGGATGATCATCTTCTTCTTATGCTTCTCAGTGTCTCGCGGGTAGTACTTAACTACTAGCGTGTTGGCAAGGATGTCCTCCGGGGGCTGGAGCGTCCTAAATTTCTTGCCGCACTCCTCGCAAACACGAAACCTCACTACATCATCATCTTGTGATGTATAGGTAGACACGACCTTTGTTTCCCCCGATCCGCAAGCAGGGCAGGGCATTCTCCTCAGTGACTTCACTTCAATACAACCGATAAGAAGTAGTTCCCATGGTCTCGGGTTTAGCTAAATTAAACTGTTGTAAAACTAAATATCCGAAGGCGTCGAAGGCGTGGTCTACCCCTAAATTCTTATTCGGTAGACCCGTCCCAGGGGAATAGGTCAATGTCCGCAGTGATTTGATCAAACTCTTGCATCGTGGGTGAATCACTGTACGACGCTCTCCCGTCGCATCCATCAATGCTGTATTGACTGAAGTAATTTTGTCACGGATCTTCCATGGCGCTTTCGGCGATTGCACCGTGAATCCACTTCGACGCAAAATTGCATGGTCCGTAACCCCCACACCCTGTGTCTTCCTGGCCCCGCCCGTAGGGTCTGGACACGCAATAATCCTTCGATCCACACCATATCGACGGGTAACCTCCTCCGCAAAATCCCATGTCGTTGCTCCACCCGTCAACATGATCTCGTCAAATACATACAACGTGTGACCATCCTTTACTGCCACAATTCCACTCATTGGATCGACGTTAAAATCAACCCCCAATAACAACGGCTGAATCGCAATATCTCGCGCTTCTGTTGATATGTTCTCGTCCGAAAAACTGATCGCAACTAAACCCGTTAAATTCTCGAAGCTTGCCTCGAATTCTTGTCGAAACGTTCGAGAATCAAGCTGCGCTCGGGCTGCTTCCACCTCCTTCGCACTAACATTCCCCCCGTCAATCGTTGTATAACTCCACCGTTGCCATAATTCTGTGGGATCTTCCGCTACATAACACCACAAGTCATAAAACCAGCTAGCTGTGCCATCAGGCGTTGAAATAAACAGCGCCCAACCCTCCTTATCCGCTAAAGCTGGTCGTATTACCTCAAACCACACCTCTGCATCCATAAATGCAGCCTCATCCAACACCACTCCACTTAAACTTCGACCCCTTAACGCCATTGCGTTCTCGGTTCCCTTTAATTCAATCGTGGATCCGTTGATTAGCTCGATCCTGAGGTCCGTTTCGTTCTTACTGTGAATCCATACCTTCGGTACAAGCTTCTTTAACGCTCTCCAAGCAATGTCTTTCGCCATTCGATACGTTGGCGCACAATAAAAAAACGTCTCCCCTGGTCGATTGATCGCTCCACGCAACAACTCAACGCATGACAGGTACGATTTGCCGAATCGACGACCCGCTACTAATACTCGGAATCGCTTGTCGCACGAAAATACTTCGCCTTGCGCCCATCGAAGTTGAATGGGGTCGGATTTTTGACTCATGCCTATCACAATACATAGCTTTCTGACCCCTGCCCCCCGTTGTCCACACGCTCCAGCAACAGTTATCATTTGTGGAACGGTAATCTTGTGGCAAATGGGACTTAGAACGCCTGACGCGGTTAAAGATGAACGGGTGAGACGCTTATATCGTCGTCAACTCGATGGGCTTTCAGCTAGAGCACTCGTTTATGATCATGCCGAAAAAGAACAAGTCAGCATTCCTACCGCTTGGCGTGATTGGCGTGATGTAAAAGCACTTGTTGATGAAGACTGGAAAGAAGATCGCGAAAATATGTTGGCGAGACTTCAACACATGCGCACCAAACTCTTTCATCAAGCTCTAAAGAAAGGGCAATTGCAAACCGCGAGTCAGGTTCTGGATTCCATTGGACGTGTTATCGGTGAATCAACTGAAGTCGTCAATATCCAAGCGCCTGATCTGACGATCAAGATCGAAGACAAAACCACCTGACGCTCCAAACAACAGCAAAGACACCGAGCCTTCCATATTGGGGGGCTTTTTTAGTACACGAGTGCTAGTTGACGAGAATATGTTTAGGGTACCGGGCCTGAGAATGATTCTCATTTTTATTCGCAACACCGCCCCCCTATTGAGAATGAGAATGATTATCGTTCTCGGTAGTACAAAATAGTACGCTTTCGCAACGTTGTGAAAAAGTGAGAATGATTATCATTATTAAAATAGTGAGAATGATTATCATTTTACTTGAGAATCGTTCGCGTTAAAAGTTTACAATTCTTTTTGATTTAATCCCGTAGTTTTCGATTAAATCGACTATAATAATAGAAGAGAAGAGAGGGGGGAGTTCGCTTCCCGCTTTCTTCTCCCTGGCCTAGCAAGCCTAAGCACCTGGACAACCACATAAGCTCACCCACTGATAGTGGATCAAAGGATCTCACAGCCTGCCATGGTTTGCCCCATTGCAGCGCCAAACCGCTTTGACTGGCTAGACCCTTTACCGCATCGCTATCACTAAAAGCGGGTGAGCCACCCTAGAACCGCTTCAAACACCCACAACACCACGAGACAACACCATGACGCTTGAGACGTATTTCACACGCTGTTGCCTCGCTTTGTTCTCGGTTGGCTGTGTTGGCTTAATTGTCAACGTTGCCGCTTCAGAACTGAGCGAGACACCGAACCAGTCAACCGGGACCCAGCAGATTCACAGAATCAAAGGTTGGGCTCAATGAACTTAAGCGATTCTGCAAGAGAATTAAGCCTCTACGCCGAAAACGTAGAAGCCTACATTGGGCCAGTGATTAGAAACCTTTCTAAGCACTACAAGCGCGGCAACTATTCTTTCGATCTGGCAATTAAGTCAATCGAAAGATACTGTCTACAACCTGCCGCAAAGCAGTATCACTTAGAGCATGGTTCAATGTCTTCTAAGTGGTCTGACATCTTCCCTAAAGCTGTCAGGCTTGAAGCTGCTGAAGACATCGCCAGCCGATGGACCGCAGAGTTCAAGCTTAGCAATTTCTGGGATTAACTCACTACGATTAGCCCGCCATTGAGCGGGCTTTCTCATTCCTA